AGATCCTAAGAAACTGAAACCAGGTGAGTCCTACATGGACTATTCCAAACGTCAGAAGGCATCAAGACCAAAGTCTAGTACTGCTGTCAGTAGATTGAACGCAATGGGTGCCAACATCAAACCCAAGAAAAAATCTTTATTGGGTAGGTTGGGTCTTAGAAAAGAAGATACTGTCAATGAGAAAGCAGGCGAGAAGGATGCTTGCTATAAGAAAGTAAAAGCAAGTGCAAAGGTATGGCCTTCTGCATATGCTAGTGGTAGATTAGTCCAGTGCCGTAAGAAAGGTGCTGCTAACTATGGTAATAAGTCTGAGGGAATGACATTCCAACAGGTTCAAGAGAAGTGTTGGCAGGGATATAAAAAAGTTGGTATGAAAAAGAAAGGTGCCAAACTAGTACCAAATTGCGTTCCCGAGGAAGTGCAAAATGAAGGAGCAGCCTGGACAAAAAAGTCAGGAAAGAACTCCGAAGGAGGACTCAATGAAAAAGGACGAAAGTCTTATGAAAAGGAAAATCCAGGATCAGACCTCAAAGCACCAAGCACAAAAGTTGGAAATCCCCGCAGGGCATCCTTCTGCGCTAGAATGAAGGGTATGAGAAAGAGACAGAAAGCATCCAACAACACTGGAGATGATCGTCTGTCGAAGTCACTTAGGAAGTGGAATTGCTGATATCTTAACACATTGTAACTTACAATCTAGGTAAATAGTAGTATACTTGTCACAACAAGGCGGTACTACTATGGTTTCTTTTTACCTATCCGTTACTGTTTTCATTTTGTTTGTAGCATATGCAGGCATTGAAAATGTAATGAAGTTATTTGCATTCCTAGATTTAGAACTGCGTTGGCATTGGATTATATTCCGTAGTTATTTCATCAGAAGAGATCTAGAAGAAAGACTAGGATTCCCCAAGACGAGTTTTATACAACACTACAAAACATATGGAAAGTAAAGAAGTATCCGAATTATCTCTGACTAGAACGGAGTGTGCTAAGTGTGGTGCTATTTGGATTAATGGTAAGCACATGTTTAGTGGAACTGCTGCATCTTATGATAATAGCGAACTGGACCTTGCTGGTTTAGTATGTAATAAGTTGGGTAATGAGCAATGCATTAACCCTAAAAAGGGACAAGATGGTGGTCAAACATGGGCATACCGAGCAGGATTTGTCGATGGTGCAATGAAGGCAAAGAGAGATTCTTTAGACGATCTCAATAACATGATCAATCCCTGACACAGACTGTTAAAACTTACTTAAATCAAATACTTCATGAGTAAATAGTCTTAGTTACTATTTGTTTTATGAAGTATTTTTTTGTTCTTCTGGCTACTTTATTTTTTGCTGTTCCAGCATGGGCAGTGGATGTACAAATGGGTGCTGGTGGAAACTTAGTATTTGAACCTAGTGAGATTACAATCTCTGCAGGTGAGACAGTTCATTTTGTCAATGAGGCATTACCCCCTCACAATATTATTGTAGAGGCACGTCCAGATCTTTCCAGAGAAGCATTACTTTTTGCTCCAGGAGAATCACAAGACGTTGTATTTGCTGACGCAGGGGACTATAATTTCTTTTGTGGACCTCATCAAGGAGCAGGTATGACTGGCGTAATTCATGTTGAATGATTATATAACTAGAGAAGAAGTACAGGAGATGATTGACGATGCCATACGACAACATAATCGTAATGCTTCAATTATCTCTATGTGTGTTGGTTGGGTTGTTCTCGCACTTTTTGCTGAGGGTCTTCTTCGACTCATTGGAGTAGTTCCTCCAATGTTCCCAAGTTTAAATTTAACTCTGTAAATGAAATGAAAGTAGGAATGATTGGTCTAGGTCGTACTGGTGAAGGTATGTCCCGTCGTATGATGGAAAAGGGAATTGAAGTCTGGGGTTACAGTAGTACTAACTACGAGAATGCCTGTGGACAATATGAAGCAGGATATATCAGTGGATGTGTAACTTCACTAGAGTATCTTGTTAGAGCAGTTAAATCTGACAGTAAGCAATACACTAGTGCTGGTAGAATTCCTGGTATTTTTCAGATGACCTGTCCAGAGCAAAAAGCAGAAGACACTCTAGATGAGTTGCTGCCATTACTCGAAGAGGGCGATATTATTATTGATCATAGTACCAGTGACATTTCAAAATGTGAGGAACTTCAAAAGTATTGTAGTAAGTTGGGCATTTCATATATCTTCTCTGGAGTATATGGAGCAACCCATGCTGTAAATGCATGTTCTAAAATTTTCCAATCGCTATCACCAGGTAATGCCCTCTGAATTTGATTACGTCGAAGCACCTACAGAAGGTGAAGTTGATAAGTGGGGGTTTACTATTAAACCCTCTATTAGTGATGATGAATTAATTCTTAGATGTATTAAGAATGCACCTGAGGGATGTGATAAGAAGCAAGCGATGAGACTAATTAAAATCTACGAGGACAAAATCAATGACTTTAGCTGATGTCTTACTTTTCGGATCACTACCATTCATATGTGCCACCTTTTATTTCGGGCACAGAAAGGGTGAGAATGTCTATTATGAAAGTGACAAATATGACGGAAACGGAACAGCGCATTAAGATGAGACATGCGTTTGCCATGTCATCATTTGCTAGAATGTTTACTCCAAACAAACTCACACATGAGATGAGAGCACTCTGTAGAGAGTGGTCTGAAATTGGAGAACAACCACCTCAAGGTGATTTGTATCAGGTAGATCGTTATTTTTTAGAACTTTGGAAAACATGGTCATCGAAATCAGCATCATAGTAATCTATTGTTTATTCGGATTGTTTCTATTCACCTTATCGGTTTTACAAGAATGATGTTACAGTTTGCTAGATTCTGCGGTACAGTATTAAATAATCCATATGGATTAGGACTCATGGCATGGTGCCTAGTCTTCGTTCCTATTATTGGTATGTGGGCAGTTCACAAATATGATTGGCAACATTGGGAACCTTTTGCGAGGAAACATGATTAGTGGAATATTTGTATTTGGATTTATTATCCTACTTACTGTAGGAATGGAAATTACTTGGCCAGTTAAAAAATGAATTTATTATTACGACCTCTAGATAATGTTGCTGATCCTGTGTGGTCAGTAATTATATGTGTGATGCTTGCAGTCGCGGGTGCTTTGTTTGTAGTTATATACATACTAAGAGAAGCATTTGCCGAATTGGACAATGACGGACCAAATCAACCAGAAGGATGCGAACCAGGACCAGCAGATAGCACTCCTGACACACAGGATTGAAGACGCTGAGAAAACTCAAGAAGAACTCAGACAAAGAGTTCGTAATCTTGAGAGATGGGTTTGGCGTGCTGGTGCTGTTATATCAGCAGCAATCACAATTATCGGAATAGTATCGGCAGCAGATGCCAAGGAGATTAACTATGGGAGCAATGACACCGCCAAGCAGGAAGTCCTGCTACAACTTCAGAGTCACGGAGATTAATCGTGTACTTGACGGCGATACTATTGATGTCACTATTGATCTGGGGTTTGATTTATACAAGAAAGAAAGAGTTAGAGTTGCAGGCGTTGATACGCCAGAGAAGAGAACAAGAAATCTAGAGGAAAAGAAACTTGGAATCGACGCAACCAACTGGCTCAAAGAAAAACTCGAAGGCACTTTGGCTGGTGATGATGAGTTGTCTGTTAGGACTGAACTTGTTGGTGGCACTGGCAAATACGGGCGTCTTCTGGGTTGGCTTTACATTGGGGACGACAATGTGTCCCTTAACGAGCAAATGATTGAGGAAGGTTATGCATGGGAATATGATGGTGGAACAAAACAAAAAGATTTTGAACAACTTAGAGAAATTCGTAGAAAACATGGGACACTCATTTGAATTGACGATGGAGGATTACACAATTATCCTCAACGCTTTACATTACTATAAAAAAGTAGAGAAGTATCCTAACTTTGCTCATTTTGACGAAGAAAGGATCAATGCATTAAGAGATAAGTTAGCATATCAACTCATACCAAGTAAAAAATCAAAACGAGAATAGATATTATAGTTACTATAACATCATGAAATTTTTATTTGCGTTTCTAATTGCATTCTTTTTTGCTACTCCTGTGTGGGCAGTCGATGTACATATGGGTGCTAACGGAAACCTAGCATTTGAACCTAACGAGATTACAATCTCTGCAGGTGAAACACTACATTTTGTAAACGAAGCTTTGCCTCCTCATAATATTATTGTTGAAGCACGTCCAGACCTTTCAAGAGAAGCACTACTCTTTGCTCCTGGCGAGTCTCAAGATATTGTATTTGCTGATGCTGGTGATTACGAATTTTTCTGTGGACCCCATAAAGGTGCAGGTATGACAGGAATCATTCATGTTGAATAAATATATCAGATCCAAATTTTTACGTTATGAAGAAAATTCTTCCTATCGTTATGCTTCTGATGACCGCTACTGCTGCTAATGCTGGCGGAATTGTATCGAAACATTCTTCTAGTGTTCAACTGACTGTTGATGCTGCTAGATCTACCGCTGTAAGAATTGGAGACAGCTACTCTGCCTCTGGTTCTAACATTGCTGTAACCACGATGGGCACCCTTGGAACTGCTGGAACATATGATGTTCATACAGCAGGTAATGATTGGTCATTT